TTTCGTTGTAGATTTACTTTTTCTTTATTTGTATGTCTATATTTTTGAGTAGCACGTTTTTGAGCTTCAGTGTAGCTTGAATATTTAATCTCGGGTTCAGTCATATCGTCAATGATTATATATATACAGTAATCCTTAATTCATTTCATTATTCTAATATCGCAAGGTATTCTGTCGCCTTTAAATCCATCAATACCCTTTCCAGTATCTTCGCTTGAAATACTGTCTATAGGTTTATATACGTCAATACTTTCTCTTTTATCAGGATCTTCGCTTCTAAAAAAATGTTTTAAAATAAATTCATTTTTCTTAAAATCCACGGATTTATTTAGGTCATCGAACATTTCCATAAAGTCGCTTACATCGGTATAAAAATCATTCGTCCTATACTTAGACGCGTTTATATAATGAGCCATAGCCAGACAGTAAAACCCACAGGCATTATTCATAAGTGATTGAATATCTTTTTCAGTGTGAGGCACAGCTTTAACATTAGCAGTAGTCATAATAGTTTTTTTAACAATTTCGGGGGCGGGTTGTCCGTAAGGGTCAAAGAATATAGGTTCCATTTTTCCATTGTCATATTTTCTAACTTGAGCCATAACCCAATGACTTCCATCATTTTCGTTCCCGTCTTCGTCCAAACTATCTTCCATATTGATAATATATACCTTATTAGTTTCTAACTTTCTCGGTAGTTCGTCCTTAAAAAATACACCACCCATAGGTATATTCATCCGCTTAGCCATATTCATAAGTTGAGTATCTGTAAGAGCCATTCTGTAAGTATATTATTATATAATAATATAATCTTAAGTAAAAAATTTTAATTTGTAATTTCTTTAGTGTTAATATAATCCACGTCCAGCGTATAGTCCCATCCCGTGTCCGTGATCCATTTGAGGATGAAAAAACTGTTGATATTGAGGAGGTAGAAAATGTTGCATTTGAAAGTTAGCCCCATAAGGTTGAGACGCCATCGCAGGGCTTCCATATGGTCCGTGTTGAACTATAGCCCCACCACCACGACCAATAGAGCCCATTTCTCGCCTTGTTCCATTCATAATACCAAAACCACGTCCATGATGTCTAAAAAATCCATCACCAATCATAGTATCTTCGGTCTCGCCCATAGGAGGAGCACTATAGCGTCTTGAAATTTGATCCGCAATTAACTTTCCAGCCATATCGCCCATCTCGGCACGTCCAAGTCCAGCACTCAAATTGTATCCAGAATTAGTTCCCAGTTCTTTATTCAAATAGTCGTACGCGTGTTGTTTAGCATACTGTCCCGCCATATTTGTCATCCCTTTAGTAGTCAAACCAGATGTAGAGGAGGGGGCACTTTTACCGTGTCTATAATCTTGAATATGTTTTTCGTAGTCTTTAATTCTCGGGGCAGTCATTCCATATTGTCCAGCCAGTTCGTCAGCACCAGACTGTAAAAAGTCAATACCCCTATTTTTCAATTCTCGTCTTCCTTTCTTACCTTGTAATGATGACGGGTCATTCATATAGTCATTACCCAATTTAACTAACGGGTCAGTCAGTTGAGTAGGCACACCATAAGCATTCGCCATCGTTCCAGCCATAGTTAGTCCTTCTTGAGCAAGGGGCTTAAGAACTTGTCCTATAGGGTTTAATACTTTCATAAGTCCTTTATGTTTTCTATCAAATTTCTTTCCAAAAATACTTCCACCAGTCATACCCATAGGTAGTTCTTCAAAAGCTTTAGCATTAGCATTAGCACTTAATTCTTGTTCCGTTAAACTCGTATCAATTCCTTTATCTCTTCCAAAAGTTCTTGACATTAGACGATATCTCTCGGGATGAACTAATAAACAAAAACCAGTTCCTTTTTTCAATCTTACTTTCATTCCTTTTACTAATTTTCTTATTTGAAGCGGTGAGGCTTGAATTCCAATAGGCGTATATTGATCCATTCTATTATATTATTAGATAATGACATTTTTTTAAATATATTTCTTTTTAACTAATTATTAAGTGTTTTAAACTCTCGCACCAGTCATAGCATCAATCTTAATTTCCATTCCATATTCCACGAAAACAAAAAGATCCAAAGCACGTCCAGATTGATTAGTTCCAAGAATTTGAACGGATTTAGGCACTGTCTCTTCCACGGGGAGCATTCGTTCCACATTAACATAGTAGTAGCAATATTCCATATCGAATTCCTTTCTTCCAACTAAACCACTTGTCAGACCATCCGTGAGCCCACCATTGACAGAATGTTGTCCGTATAACTGATTGTTGAACTGTTCGAAAGAATATTTTTCAACATTGTATATAGCGTTTTGTCCGCTTATTTGAATATTGAAATTCGAAAATAAACATAACGGGCTTGTAGGTCCAGTTCCAGCAGGATCAAATGGAGACTGATAAACAGGAATACCGTTAGTAAAACCAGTATTTTGATTAATAGAAGCACCGCCCCACCAAGGAGCTTGAGTAGTGGTAGACTGAACCCCACCGACAGAATAGTAAGGAAGGATTAGAACAGATTTAATATTCGCAATACCGTTAGTTACTAAATTATTGAACTGTCCGCCAGAAGTAATATTCAAAACTTGATACTGATAAATGTCCGTATATTTGATAACTTTAACAGGAGACGATAGATATGAGCTTTCGAACGGAGGATTGAAGGTATAAGCAGGGATGTATAAATAAACAGACTTACTTAATGGACCTTGTAAAATACCAGCAAGAGAAGTGAGAGAAGAATTCAAACATACGGCACCGACAGATACATTTAATGTATATTGTAAATATCCAGAACTCGTAGCAGTCAATGTTCCTTGGATTGGAAACAAACTATAAGAACCAGTAGTAGATGTAGTAGCAGAAGCAAGACCAGGGGCAGAACAAATGGAACCAGAAACCATAATAGGATTAATACCGCCAGAAGGAACAGATACTGACGTACAGGCCATAGAAATAGGAACAGTGGAACCAGAACCATTACAATATGAGGCACAGGCAATAACAGTAGAGGCATTATTCAAATTCATTGTCATTTTCATGAAAACACCTTTTAACAATGGAACCATATTGAAAAATGAATGTAATTGTTTTAAATAGACAGTAGCCATAACAGATGTCTGTTGTAGAATAGCAGTCTTGTTAAAAATAAAACTTTTCCAAATTTGTCCCATAACAGACTGACTATTAGTATTGATAGCAAATTGTCCAGCAAATAGACTTCCATAAGGTTGAGGGTCCGTAGCATTGATAGATGTGGGGGCAATATTATATGTAGCACCGGGAATAGAACCTTTCAAGCCAGAAATACCGTCCAAATCAAAATTGATATTTTGTATTCTTCTAATATATCCAGGATTTCCACTAGCACTATTGAAAGTCGAATACTGACTCGTTTCCAAAAGATCACCAGTGGTCCCAAAACCACCAAAAGTAGTATTATTACATACACCAGTTCCATTTCTAAATCCAGGGGCTTGATCGACGGTAGCGGACGGAAGATAGTTCCATTCCCAAGAAGAACTGTCATCAGGATAGAACCCAATAACATCACCTTGAGTGAGTAAATCACCATAACTTAAGCTTGTCATCAATTTGAAAGAATTCCACATATTACTCAAAGGCGTCTGTTGAATAATAGTTGTTCCGTTATAATCCAGAGTAAAAGAATGGATCATCGAACCGAACCAATTTTTAAGCCCATAAGCGTAGTCAATAGATCTTGTAGGACCAAAAACAGGAGCAGTGGGAGAAACACCCGCACCAGCAATACCATACAAACCACCAGTATTACCAATAGTTAATGTCAGGGGCATAAGCAGGTAGGCTTCGCGATAATTCATCCATTTATTACTATTACTTAACTGACTTGTGTCGAGTATAGATTGATTGTTATTGTAATTTTGATTTTGATTGTCTAATATGTTAAGCCAGTCCTTTCTTACGAAGACTTGAGGGCTTCCTTCAATTTCTTGAGCCAGATCGAATACTAATTTGTCGCACATTCTATAAGATACTTATATTACTTTCTTTTTAAATCTTTTTTTTTATTTATTCTTATTTTCTTTAACTGTTTTTACATATTCATAACAATGTTCTTTCTTACGGCACTTTGAGGAGCAATAGATAGCTTACTTAACTTAGAACTCAATGATCCTAATCCAGATCCAGTTCTTCTTTTATATGGATCAATTCCAGTAGTCCTAATATAGTCATCCATATCACTATATGAGCTTCCAGCCCCACCACCAGCAGTTCTAAGTAATACGGAGCCATTCCCAGTTCCCCGCATTGTCGAATTATGAGAATGTAGAGTAGCGTTTGAATACGGTAGTTTTACGAATCGTGTTGAATAATGAACCATCTTATATAATAGGTATATATTATCTTATCTTAAAATCCTTTTAATTTTTCTTTGATTATTAAGTTCCTATATTTCAAAACATTCTTAGTTAGGCTTTCCATTACTAAAAGTTTAGAGTGTATATCTTTTTCTTTAGTCAATTCCTTATCATTCTTAAGTTCCAATAATAACTTATTCCTTTCCGTTTGAAAACTTTCAAATAAGTTATTTAAATACTGTTCGTCTATACTATTCATTACTTACTATATATACTTCTTATATTAATTTATATTTAAATAAATTTATATTTTAAAAAAAAGAAAAATTATGAAACACAAAAATATTTTATGAAACACATTTATTTTGAACCCAATGAATTTTCATCCTTATCACGAATAGTAAGTAAGAAGGTCATATTCGGGTCTTGTATTACCAACGGTCGTAAGTCATTACCTAACAGAGACAGTCTTAATTCATTATATGTCCCTTCTATCATTTTACACCACATAAAATTAGGAGGCACTTGAAATACTTGTTGTCCCACCGCAACATTCGGGTTTAACGAATAAATAACAGAACTCGGTTGAGTATATGGATTATTAATTCCACTCAATGAAAATATGACACTATTATTAGGTTGAACTTGAGGGGCAGTAGTAGATATATACGAAATGGTCCCAGTCGTTTGATCCTTAGAAACATATTGTGTAGTAGCAGGATTACCAACAGGATTACCAATATTATCAAAACTTGAAAATCCCGCAACAAAACCAATAATAATATTTAAACTCGCGGGTATAGTGACAACAGTATTTTGAATAGTCCCAGGCCACCCAGGAAACCCAACAGGTATAGCACCCCCAACAGGCGTAGAAGTAGGTATTAAATAAGTATTCAATTGAACGGCATATCTAACAGGATTTAAAATCATTTCGAAAGGGTAGTAATTTACAGTCCCCGCGGTATTAGTCCAATAGGTCTTGTTCGCCAGACAGTTATATTGAATAAGATTATTTAAATCGTTAATTTCGTAAAGTCCGTCAGGTATAGTAATAGTGTAAGTGGTTATAGACGATCCAACAGTCCAAGTATAAGTAAAATAATTATTATTATATATGGTCGCAATATTGAACCAAGAATAATACATTGAAATTTCACTAACCGCGATATACTTGTCCTTAAGATTTACACTGTTAGGAAACTTATATACCAATTTGTTATTTTGTCCGTCAGGAACGATGTTCGTTTGATTGAATACTATGATAAACATTTTCTATATACTATACAATAACTTTATTTTCTTAAATTCTTTATTTATTTAAAATCTTCTCATATGTTTAGGCATCATAATTCTGTCAGTATGTTCGCAGGTAGTGTGAATACCGCGTCCTTGTAAATCTTTAACTTTTTGTAAAATTGTAGAATTATGAAAAAATTTCTTTAATCCACTCCCCGTCCTAATATTAAGATTACTCGGCACTTGTGATCCACCGTAAAAAAAAGGCGGTAGGTGTGTGTCCCCAGTCATCTGTGGTAGAATAGAATTAGGGTGTAAAACCTTGTCCCAATATTGATATGTTCCGCTCGTACTCATCTTATATATGATAGTATAAATATTTGTCTTTAAACTTGTTAATATCCAAGGTCCAATAAATCGCTTAGAATTTCATTAACTTGTTGTTTAGGCAATGTTCCCGCTTTTGAAAATTTTAATATTAATCCTTTAAACTTTCTAATCATATCCTTATTATCATTACCCGCCATAATCTCACCCTTCATAACTTCGAATTCGTGTAAGTCTTTTTCTTCCTTATCCTTAGACGGTGTAGGTATATTTATTTTTTCCAAGATATTTGATTTTTTAGATATATCGTGTAAATACCTTCTCTCTTCTTCTGTCAGTTTATTCATTTCATCAAAAGAAGGTATAGCTCCTCCAATTATTTTTTTAATAATATTTATAACTTTAGGATTAGTTTTAGTAGAAGGCATTCCCGTAATATTTAACCCTTTACCCGTTCGTATAGATACTTTATTATCCATCAAATGGTCGTTCCTAATTAAATATTTACCAAATTTTGAAAATCTAAAGTCTGGTTGAATTCCTTTCTGTGTGTCGATATGACTTTCAATATTCTGTTTAAATCCCGTTCCCTTAGGTCTCCCTCTTCTTTTTCCAATTCCCTCGCCTTGTAATCCATTAAACGTAGCCCTATCGATTTTTTGTAATAATGACATATCAAATCCTTGTTTCTCTAAAGCGTCATTACTTCTTCCAATGGCAAGGTCTTGTGATCTCTGTAGCAGTTGTGGTGATTTTATATCGGGTTCGTTAAATTTCTTATGATAGTGTCTAAACATATCCATTCTTTCTTCCAATAGCCTCTGTATTTTATTATCTGTCGTGTGTCCCAATTCTTTCATTTCTCCCTTGTCTGTGGATCTATCCCCCTTCCTCGTAGGCGTAGGCGTATCTTGTGGCGGTGGAAGGGCATGGTGGTCCGTATGTCCGCCTTTTAGTTTAGATCTTATTATAGCCTCAACTCTCATTTGTTTCGCTTTTTCATCTTTTTCATATTTTTGTAAATATCTCAAATGGTCTTCTAATTGTGGTCTCGTTAGTGTATATAACCATTCTTCTTCTTGATCTTCGTTTAGTCCTGGTGGCGGGGCTCCAAATATTTTAGTTTCTTTTTCTGGTCCTCTTACTGGCTTAGTAGAACCCATTTTAGTTGATGAAAACATATCGTCTGGTTGTCCTGGTTTTCCAATATATGTTTTTGACGGTTTTTCAAATTTTTCCGCTGGTCCCGCCTGTGATGTGTCTGGTTGGAATAAAGGATTGGCGTAACCGACTTGTGGAAGATTTTGTAAAAATGGTGGAACCATATAACCTGAACTCGGGGCACTTGTTGAACTTGGTACACTTGGAATACTTAAAGCATCAAATCTCGCCTGTAAAGCATCTAAAATTGAATTTCTCTGTGGCGGTGATATGGATGAAGACGATGGATTATTCAAAGCGTCCAATCTCGCCCGTAAATCGACAATGGCTGGATCATCTGGAACTTGTCCCGCTGGTCCTAAAGCATCTAACCTTCTCTGTAAATCATTCATTTTTCTATCACTTTCGCTGTCTGGTGCTGTAGGAAGATTATAACTTGGTCCACTTGATCCACTCGATCCACTATAACCACTTGAACCGCTTAAACTTCCATCTCCTCCATCTCCCCCATCTCCCCCATCTCCTCCCTGGTCGTGTATATCATCCATAATAGCTTGAATGTCTGGCAAATCTCCCGTGTCTGGTAATAAATCATATATGGATTTTAATGACTTCAATATCATCTGTATATCCGTAGTCCCTGTCCTCAAACCATTCATAATTTCTCCTGAAATATTATTAGACAAAGATATGATATATTGTTTATTAGGTAGTTTTTCTTTCATCCATCCAAATAATTCTGTAATTCTTCTATTTAAATTTTCATCCAACACATATTGTCCCGTAATCAAATGTCTCTCCATGGTCTGGACATCGTCGTCATCTGGAAGATCTCTTACAATTCCTGTAATTTTACCTCTTATGGCCTCTAATAAAACAATAACTTCTCTTCTGTTAAAATTAGGCAATTGTGATATAGTAGCCTGACCGAAAGTTTTCATTAAATCTGTTTCAAAAGTCTGTAATTCATATCTGTTAATAATTCCTTGTCCTGGTTTAGAATATCCACTATCCATAACGGATTTTACTGACGCTTTAGTATTATTGATAATGGCATAAGAATTATTAATAAATTCAACAAATGTATATATATCATTACTGTCTCCCTTTATTCCATATTTATATTTTTTAGCAACTTCTTTTACAAGCTCATTGGCGTTCTGGGCGAGAAAAATGACAAGCTTATTATCAATGTTTAATGGTGATTGAACCAAGGCTTGAATGAAATTACTGGCTGTTGTCTGGTCCATTATAGGCATTAGGTCTTTAATTAGTTCCTGTTTTAGTTTCTGTGTATCCAAAAGTTTTTCTGATGTCGATCTTGTATCTGGAAGCTGTGATATGGCTGGTAGTGTTCCATTAGCAACATATCCCTTTACGGCTTGATATACTTGTTCGTCTAAATTTATACGCTCTTGAAGATTTTTCATATATTCCGCCTTATACATCTCCTGGTCCGTAGAATATCTGTAAGGTTGTCCACTCATTATATCTATATATAATTAGTAATAAAAAAAAGTGTTTAATTAGTTTATTTATGAAGGATCGAATAGTCCATTGAAACATCCTTAAAGATGTGTAAATTTATAGCCGTTTCGAATTCTATTTTGATTTGTTCTTCTGTCATCGTTTTCATAATTTCATCCATAGTCTCCATAAGTTTAATTTTAGTCTCTTGATTGAATGTAGATGGATTGTCTAATGGCTTTTTTCCAATTTTAGTAAGGGCATAACATTTTACCTGTGTGATATATTCCTTTCTTATATCCTTTTCAATTTTTTCTGTTTTTTCAATTTCTAACAATACTTCTGGTTTAATAGTCCCTTCCAATAAAGATTTCTCAAATTCATTAGGCTCGGTATATATTACCTCAACATAGTCCTTTTTAACTCCTGTTTCTTTTATCTCAGTCATAGTATATATAGATTATAAAAATATTTTCTTAAGTTATTTATTTAACGGCACGATTCGTATTTAATGTCGGGTTCAGTAAGTCTATATAATATTGTTCTCTTTCTTTTCCTAATTCTGTCTGTTCTATAATTTCCATTTTAAAAGCGTCCCACCCCCCATTGTTCCTTATGAATACGTATAACTTAGTCCAATATCTTTTACCGCATTTATTTCTAACATTCTTCTTGTGATGGCTCTTTCTGGATGAAATCTTATTAGTCGATCCAATGTAAAAATCTAAAATTTCTGGATTGGTAGATGATATTTTATAAATCGTTAAAGTCATTTGTATTCCTTAATCATTCTTAGTAATATAGCTTTAATTAACTTCTGTGGTATAGAATATCTTTCCTCTATAGTTTTCAAATCAACAACACTTACTGTTTCATTAGGGCACGGTTTAGGTTCTTCTAATTTTAGGTTTCCTGGCACGTTATTAAAAAAGTCTGTCAGTTTTCTTTTAATATCTCCATATAAACAATAACAAGTAGTGTCTATTTGTAATTTCTTAATTTTCTTATCGTTTCTCATCATTCCTTTAGGATTTTCAATAACATAAAGTAAGTCTGGATTTAGTTTTTTATAATAGTCAATTATGTCTAAAGTTCTGTAAAGTATATCGGTTCCGTTTTTAGCTCTTTTACTATATGGTGTGGATGTTTTAGGATTTCTCTCTTTCAACGGATAAGCAAGTGGTGAATAAGTATTACAAGGTGGTGAAGCCCAAATTAGATCGATTTTTTCTTTAAAAGAATGTTTATAATCCCAATCCAATATGTCAGTCAATATATCGGGCTCATACTTTTCTTCAAAATCTAATGATATAACTCTCATACCTAATTTATTCGCCATTTTACCAACACTTCCTGTTCCTTTAAATAATTCTAATATTGTTAGGGGTCTTACGCTCTTTATGGATCCGCCCGTTAGTTTTTTTTCATAGCACGTATTTTCGCCATATGATCTTTAGCTTCTTGACTTCCTTTAGTAAATTTCTTAGTAGTTATACCCATACCCAATGTCTTTTTAGCCCTTTCAATAATACCTTCGCCTGTAGATGAATGAACCCCTTTAGCTTGTATCCCGCCTCCAACTATATGTGCCATTATACTATCCAATACTCCTGTCCCATGAACGGCTCTTAGGTCTCTAATGTCTTCCGCAACTTGTTTTATCTTATCTAACATAAGGTCTTCTCTTTCTTCTTTTCTTATATCAATAGGTTCTTTCTCTTTATAACCAATAATAGCCTGTATTCCGCTTGTTCCAAACGGTCTCGTTACAAAATGAAATCC